GTTGTATCTATAACCTTCATTGAGTACCCACCCGCAGCACCACTACTGCCTGGGGCGCTGTTTGCTGCTGTGCATCCACCGCCGCCTCCACCCTGCACTTCAACAATCACACGCTTGATAGTCACTCCAAGCGCCGCTTCGCGAGTGGCTTTTGTCCAAGTGCCAGATGAGGTAAAGGTTGATACGCCGACGATACCTGCAACCGCTACACCAAAACCTGATGAGGATGCTCCTGATCCTAGATTTACGGTATCGCCAGAGCCGCCTATAGTGATGGTGCTTCCGCTCTGCGGGATGATTGTGTCTACAGATGCTTGACTCAGCGTTACGGTATCTCCAGACCCGCCGATAGTAATGGTGGTTCCGCTTTCCGGCGAAATGCTGTTTACGTTTAATGTACTCATACGATCACCAATGTACCAGTCACATTGACAGTTCCCGTCAGAGTAACTGGCCCTGCAAGCACGGCTGATTCAATGGTGTAATCACCATCAATAGTAGCCTGATGAATATAAAACCCATCTTTGGCAGGCTCTTGCCCGATGTAAGTATTTCCGTTGACTACTTCAGCCATGTCGCCCCCTTATGTAGAAATGCTATCTACGTATGAAACCCAGATATCTAGCGCGGAGCCTGTGTTCGACTTAGCGTGAAGGATATCCCCACTTTGAAGAACAATCTTTGCGCCGCCCTGAATCAATTCAACAGATGAGTTAGGCGGAACGGTAAGTCCCTTGCAGATATGGTAGTCAGTACCCGCTCCTGCGGCATCAATGTAGCAATCAGCAGTAACAGCAGACGAGAGAATGTTCGTTACGCGAATGCCAATTAACGCATCATCTGAGTTACTGGTTAGCAAGGTTGCCTCACCAGTTCCTACAGCCGCTGAATACGCTCGTTCAAAATCTTGTGCCATTTGTATCCCCTATAAAGCAATAGCCATAGCAACTGCAAAGCCGGGACTAGCCGCTGTAACGGTTCCCCATGAAGCATCAGTGCCATCGGTTGTTAAGTATTTTCCAGACTGACCAGACATATTAGGAATGATCGCCGCAGTAGAAGACGAAGGAAAACTGTTCTGCAAAACTGTTTTAAGCATTCGCAGATGATCGTCGCCTTCTGCAACAGGGTCTGTTGCTGTAGGATTGGCTGAGTTTAATTGGGTAACCCAACTTGCTGATTCAAGTGCCATAGTGCCCCCTACGTAAGTTCAAAGATACCAGTCGCGCTAGGCGTAATGGTAAGCGTGTTGTTCTGTGCTAGAGTAAATTGGCTTGTCGTTAACTTAGAAAAGCAAACCAACTTACCGCCTGACTGATAAATAACAGCGTACTTAATATCGGCAATGTCGCCGCCAGTAGCCGTCCAGATCAAAGCATCTGCATCAAATCGAAACTTGTTCGTAGCCGCAGATGCCCAAGTCTTGTTAGCCAGTGATTTACCGCCAGTAGCGTAGCCGTTGCCGTTAGCCACTTCGTTAAGAAGAGAGGCTTGCGTTGACAATGCTACGTTGTTTACATTGGTACTAGCCAAATGGGTATGTAATGCAATGTTGAAGTTGACGAGAGTACCGTCAAGATCAAAGTTGCCGTTTCCAAGATACTCGCGGAAACTGTTGTAAAAACTCCATGCTGTAGCCGCCATCTAAGCCGCCTCCTTCAATGATTCTGGATGTTTAATAATGTGTGAAATAAGTCCGTCTCCATGAACAGACAGTTCATAGTTAGCGCCAGTAGCACCTATTAGTTGTACAAACTCCTTGGCCTGAAAGTAGTGGGCAACAGTACACCTAAACTGCCTACCGCCTACAATTATTTCCACCTCTTGCTCGTCATCGTTTTCAGGCTGAGGATAAGCATGGTGTTCATCCATAATACAACTATCGAATCCGAAGATCTCGATCTTATGGAAGCCAAGTATTCTTAATAGGTGCAACGATCTTAGGGTTACAGTAGAACCGCCTATGATAGGAAAGAAGTCTACGTATTCCTCACCGTAGTGCTCCTTAAGAATCTCTATGTTCTCGTCCTGAGTGTTGCAGTGCCACAGCCACACGTTGTGTCCTTCAAGTTTATTGAACACTTCTGGGTGGCATTGCGAAGCAATCAGGTACTTGCAGGTATCAACTGGATGCTCAATAAACCTCTTGTTGAACTCCCTGCTGTCTAGCATGATAAACGCGGAAGGAATTATTCCGCTGTCCATGCAGTAATTGTACGTACCGTTTACAGTTACAATTGGAACTCCGTCCTCATAACGCTCTCTGACAATGTCAAAAGACTCATTAAGAGATGGGCCTCCGGTAACTAAACATATGTGTTTACCCCACTGAGTTTCATGTGGAGTTACCTGCTTTAGCCCTAGCGATATACTGTGACGTATATTGTCGCTAATTAGGTCTGAATTAACCCTGACACATACATCTTCAGGAAACGGAACACCAACCTGTACAGATGGGGGATACCCTTTAAATCCGCTCAAACGTCAAACTCTAGCCTTAGTTCTAATCCAAGAGCCGCAGTCGATGATCCGATCTGGTCAATGTCGAATCTAAGAACATCGCCGTTATACACGCGCTCGTTGGATGGGTTAATAACCGGGGGCGTAGCAGATGTGTTCGTATCATTTTCACCTGCGTCAATCTCGATACGAGTGCTCAACATGTCTACACCACGGGTTTCATTGTGGATCTGTACGATAGTGGTAGATCCAGTAGCAGGTGTGTAAACATGCGCCCCAACCTTGTCTAAAACCAATTGATCAAAGTTAGACGGTAAAACAATTCGTGCAACACCATTAGCAACGTAAGTCGGAAGGCCATCAGCAATAGCCTTAATTACCAATGTGCGGTTAAGAAACGGCACTGCATTGGCAAGAATCTTTCTGCTGTCTCCCTGACTTGCATCATAGATGGCAATGTAGTCAGTATTAAGGTCAAGCGTACTGGCTACGTTAAGATTGTTGATCTGTTCTAACTTGTCGTTATTAAGATTCGTCAGGTTGTTGTCCATCTCCTGAAAAGTGAGCGGACTACCTTTCGTTTGTCTTAATGTAATAGTAGCCATTATTTAAATCTCCACTGACCAAACAGCATAAACCTGTCATCGTTGCGATAAGTTGCGCCAACATCGACGTTGTCTGTTATTGGCTTTAACAGCATTAGTTCATGCCCGTTATCGTTGGCATAATTAAATCTAAGCATGAACGGTAGCGGCTCATCGAAACCAAAGTGGTCATAAGCGGCTACCAAAAATACGGCAAACATCATAAGTTCTAGATCGTTCTTTTTTGCAAACTCTTGAATGCGATCCCACTCTGTTTTCTTTTTAGGGCTTTCGGTTACCAAAGACCCACAGACGGCAGTACCTCTTCCGTTTCCGGTTCCGACAACTCCTTTATAGGAGCAAGCGATGTTTCCCCAATGCCTTGCTTCTTCTGTAATCCCTTCAAGGGAATACTCTGACACAACGACTGGCTTTCCGAAGGTAAGCGCATATTCAATGTGCTCTCTGAATCTTGCTTCCCCGATTTCATTTGCCCATCCAGTCTGTAAATAAATAACGTCAGCGTCTTTATAGTATTCTTTAAGCCTTGCAGTGTTCTTGTCTTTAACTAGATGCGGAGTAAGGTGTACACCAATAGGTTTATTTACGCCTTTCTTCCTAAGTTCAGTTATAAGTGTACTAACTTGAGAAGGAGAGTAATATTCATCACACTCAAGACAGACCACATAATGGCTAACAAGATCGTCAACCGCATCAACAACTTGATTTTGGTAATCAATCTGATTCTGTATGCCCAGTTTATAAACGTCTGGAGAATCGTCTGAAACCATCCATAAGACGGGCTGTACACCGCTATCACGCAACCTGTTAAGGCGCCCGCGCCAATAATCCCTATCAACCCCATTTACGTATCCGAAATCTTTGGCTGTACTTCTTGCCATGATGTCGGCATGAGTGTCACCGTTGTTAATAATTTTGTTTAAAGTTTGTAGAGTCCACTTCTCTGTAGCAGTATCTGGCGCTAACCAAGACAACGTGCTGTATTCAGCGCCGTTAATCAGAAATGTACTGCGGTAATCCGCAATGACAGAACCCGCCAGTAAAGCAACAACTGCTACTATCCAAGCAACCCTCATTGTTTTTTCTTCCTTTCGAGAGG